ACGCCCTTAAGGTGCGGAGACACCTGCTTGGCAGAGTATGACTTACCGTTGATATCGAAATGCCAGCGACCGTTCTCGTGACGGAGGTTGTAGCGTTCCTTGTCACGGAACGGTGACAGACCACAGGTCCAAGGGATACCAGTTTCAAGTTCAAAAGCACCACCGCACATGTTGACCGTCACTTGCATGTTTCTTCCTTCCAATTGATATAACCACTATACCATCAAAAGAAATTAAGTAAAAACAAAAATGAGGTGGAGCTGTGCCACCTCATTCGTTGTACCGTATCGCTAGGCGATCAGGGTCGCGTTGGATAGATGCCGTTATAGCAAATGACCTGCCGCGGCTTCTTAACTGTTGCCCAGTCCACTCTACGATGAACCCCTGTGTCCGGTTGACCATCCTCTGCAAATGGCCGAAGATCTGGCAGAGCAAAGGTATGACCCGGATCACCACCGTAGGTGTTACCAATAATACTATACAATGCCGGGTACTCGTGAACCGACAAAGTTCTTCCGTCACAATCAAAATATTCCATTGGTGCAAAGCTGCCTGCAAAGGTGCTAATGCTGCCAATCACTTCATCTCCTGAACCGTCCATCTTTATCTCCTATAAGTTAATTAAATAAAAGTATGAGAGGAACCGAAGTCCCTCTCATCTTTATACCACAATGTGGGGTGAGGTTTAGAACCTCAGGCCGGCGCCAGCAACGACACCATGCTGCCCGACTCCACTCTGGAAGTCAGAGTAGCGATACTCGACCTTTGCATAGAGAGGCCCTGCGACACGAGCTTCAACACCAGCACCAGCACGGAAACCGTGGAGATCACGATTTGTAAGCTGGTACCAATTGGCATAACCAGCAGTTCCATAGACCATCACACGGTCAGTTACGACATAACCCAAGCGGGCGTTAGCAGCAACCTGTTGACGGTCAAACACGTTGTCGAGGTTAGCAGCAACACCAACCACTACGCGAGGCCAAACTTCGGCATCAAGGCCAAGTCCAACGCCATACGAAATGGCAGTCGTATCACGGCCGCCAGTGACATCATCGAGACCAACTGTTGCTTCAGCACGAACACCAGTAAATGGATTGGCAGCAACTGCTGGAGTTGCAAGGGCCAGAGCGGCCAAAGTAGTAAGCATGATCTTCTTCATAATTAATTTACTCCTTGTTGTTTTACGATTCGAGTGTTTTATGGACCACTCGCACGTCCTAACCTTAAAGTAATAAGGAAACGAAAATAATTGCGCCTATAAAGAAAACTAAGAATAATGTCATGCCATCTGAATTATCTTGTGTAGAATAATTTGGTTGAGTCTTAGAAGATTTTCTACGACCAGACGAAATTCTAATCTTTTTCGGCTTTACGGTTTTAACGGTTGTTTTAGGACTTTTATATAGTGTTTCAGTAGTTCTAAAGCCTAATGGACTAGTAGTTGTTTGATAGGACCTCTGATTTCCACTACTATCAATGGTATTTGTAATACGAATTGAGCCTTGGCCCTTTTTATTCGGTGTACCGGAAAGAGTACGACTTAATGTACTTCTAGTTTTACCACTTGAGTTTATAGTTTTAGTTAAACGAGTACCTGACTTAAAGCCCGTGGTTGTTCTTTTTGACCAATTAGGCATCGGAAAGATCGTTTAAGTCTAACTTTTTGTAGACTTGAAGTGTCTTGTACACAGTGAGTCCAACATAAAGTCCCAGGGCTAGAAATGAAAGTGAAGTTATCTTCTTCATATTAGTTCCAAAGTCCATCATAATACTTAGCAAAGAGGCGCAGACCGTTTGTCATACGTTCACGGTGTGCCTGGATGCCTTCTTCATCACGGAAGTATGGTGGCTTGGAAGGATCCTTTTGATAATTAAGGTTCAGTTGAGAATGATTCTTAAATTCACCATCATCAATCTTGTCCCAAAGAATCTCTAATTGATCTTGGTTATGAATGAATTGATCTTCCCAACCTGAATCAGCCATGGCGTGTTGTTCAAACGCCCAGATCATTTCATCAAGAACCCAAGACCAACGCTCGTGATGGGTGTCGTCGATGTAACCATTGTCTTCATTAGGATCTTCTGTAGGACGAAGAGGTTCTGGTACATCCTGAGGATCTACCATAGGAGAACCCTGATAGTGATCACGAAGATTCTTAAGTACAGGTGTAATGATTAATGCAAGAGTGTGTCCAGCGGACCAAGAATCATAATGATCAATCTCTATGTCAATATCACGCTGTCGGTTATTCGACCATATATTAATGGGACGCGTAAGACTATAAAGACGATCAAAGATTCGATCAGCAACCCGATCATACCACTGATAATGACTCTCATCAAAATCCCATTGGTGAATACCAAGTGACTTTGCGCGCATCCTTTCGTAGGAAGTTTCCCACTTTCGAACTGGAATCAAATCACTGGTATAAGGCCCGATGTTCACTCTCATGCATATTCATCCAACATAAGGAGCCAAGTGTTAGCCTGGTCCATCCAAGTCAATTCAACTTCGTCAATCACACCTTCGCGGTACTTCCGCTCGAGTTGGTAAACAAAATGTTCGACCTCAACAGCGGCTTCCGGCTTCAGTTGCGGGAAGGAATACATCTTGATATCCATGATTTTCTCCTTGATTCAACTATACCATAGTATACCAACGAGAAAATATGTAAACCAAAAAGTTTAGGTTTTTGCCTTGCGACCCACATTATATTTTGCAACCAGAGTCCATTCCTTCTTTTCTTTATAAGGAAGAATCTTGACCTGGCTGAGTGGGGCGGTGAGTTTTTTGATCGAATCTGGATCTACAATCTTTACAAGATCCCATTCCTCCAAGAGTTTCACAATCGTGTTTCTACGGCCTTTATCTTCCTGAGAGAAGTCCGATGCCTTCCCGTCAAGCTCAAAAAGCTCTTTGAAGTGAACGATTGCGTATCTACCTTGCTTATGAAGAATATGGCACGACTGATAAAGAGTCTTATCTTTTCTTGATGCGATACCGATACGAGTTAATGTTTCTTTAATCTTAAGGAAGTTGTCGTCGTCGCCGATGCGAACTTCTACGCCCTTTCCTCTGAAAATATCATCTATCATTTCCTGCCTCTTGTGTTTTCATTCTTATTTGCTCAAGTTGCTCGGGCGTTAGAATTGATAGGGCAGTTTTTGCTTTACTCATACCGTAGCCATAGTATCGCATTACTGCATCCAAGTCACTATCTTTATTCTGTTTATGCCATTTTGCAAACCTCTTACGAGGCCTGATGATATTTATAAAATATTCATGTTGCAATTCTTTATCAAGATGATACAACATGTTCATGTTATTGGCATATTCGATAGTGTCGTGGAAGTAGGAAAGACCCTTATTGATCATCCACGGATTGTAATCTTTGAGATTACTAGGGTCCTGCTTTACTAGGTTTTTCTTTCCGAAAGAAAGATCATTGATGAAGTCAAATGGACTCGGCATCCTTAGGTCCTCTCTTTTGTAGGAAGTCTGCGGTCTTATCCCAGGTGTCAGCACAGCGATCACAGATATTAATCTCGATCAACTCACCTTCAGACCGAACCCTGAGGACTGCATATTCCTCATTCAGCTTCGTATCACAACCAAAGCACTTATTCTTTTTAAAAAGATCAAAGATGCTCACAGCCAGGAAGCCTCAACCATAAGTTCAGTCAGGAAACAAACGAGGTTGATTTCAGGATCGGCAACAAAGGCATGTTGGTATTGATACTTACCGATAAGAAGAACACAGAGAGGAATGGTATCCTTGGTAATGTATTTTGATGCCTGGTCAAAGATCTTACGGAAAAGTTCGACTGCATCGGCATCAATGTTTTCAGCAACCCACTTACGCATATTGGTATAATCTTTATCCTTCAGATGACCCATTAGCTTATTCAGAGTCACTTCCTGGAAGTTGACCAGGATGCCTGAATCAATCTTTCCAGTGGCAGAGTAACGCTGAAGTTCATTGATGCAACGGCGCCAATCTGGAAAGTGCTTCTTGATAACTTCAACAATAGCAGTCTTGTCGTATTCAACACCTTCGATCTCGAGGATATTGCAAATACGCTTGAGGAACTGCTTGGCCAAGTCAGGAAGATCCTTCTTGGTGATCTTGAAGTCGATAACAGAACAACGAGAGTGAAGCGGATCAATGATCTTGTTCTTAAAGTTACAAGTCAGGATGAAGCCGCAATTCTTTGAATATTCTTCCATGAAGTTACGGAGAGCCGGCTGAGTGCTATTCGCATTCAGATAATCAGCCTCATCAAGGATGACATATTTACGGCCACCAGTGAGTGAGACAGTCGAAGCAAAGTTTCGGATTTCATTACGGAGTGTATCAATGTTGCCATTCATAGATCCGTTAATGATAATATAGTCACAACCGAGTTCTTCAAGCATTGCTCGAGCCACAGTAGTCTTACCACAGCCAGCAGAACCAGCCAAGAGAAGATTCGGAATATTCGCTTGATTGACAAATTGCTGGAAGGTAGCCTTCAGTTCAGGAGTAAGAATTGTATCACTAATCTTTGCTGGGCGATATTTTTCAACCCACAAGAAATCATTCAGCATAGTATAAACTCCATATCATAATATAATGCCGGTTACTGGATCCGGCGACGACATTTCGCTTCGTCAGCTCCCATCGTTCACGCCAACACTAGAGCAGTTGGCTGCTACCAACATCAACCGAAGGTCGAGTTGGATTCAACCGAGATATAATATTCAATGTCGTCATTATGGAACTTGGAGAGTCCACGGGACGAGATCATTACCTTATAGCTTCCAGGAATCATTTTCAGATTCTCTGCACGGAAGATCATCTTAAACTTATCTTCAGTTTCACCCA